AATCTTACTTAGGTAATGAAACTGAAGAAGACGCAATCCTACCGATTTTACCTCTTATCAGAGAATCAATGGTTAGATCTCATGCTCGAGCAATCGAAAATGCTATGCTAGCTGGTGATGACGCTGACGGTGCTTTCGGAACTGGTGGTGCTTCTTTTGAAGGACTATTGCATTTAGCTAGAAATGACAGTGATTTTACACAGTCAGCTACAGCTTTTGCTACTGATACTGTTACTGCTGCTGATCTTCTCACTATGAGAAAGAACATGGGCAAATATGGTGTTAATCCAAACGACGTAGTATATCTTGTCTCTCAGACAACATACTACCAGTTACTAGAAGATGCTGAATTCCAAGACGCTAACTTAGTTGGCGATATTGCTACTAAGCTTTCTGGTGAAATTGGACAAGTATTTGGTTCAAGAGTGTTACTATGCGACGAGTTTGCTACCCCAGCGGTATCTAAATTCGCAGCTGTTGCAGTCTATACTCGTAACTATGTAGTACCAAGATTACGCGGTGTAACCGTTGAGTCTGACTACGAAGTTGCTAACCAACGTAGAGTACTTGTTGCTTCACAAAGAATTGGCTTCACCGATCTTATCGATGCTGCTACTTCTAAATGGGCTTACATGTATAAAGGTTCATAAGTTAATAACTAACTTATATAGAATGGTTTTCGGGAGTGTACCTAACACTCCCCCTTTTTAATTATGGCGAATTTAATAACATTACAACAATACAAGGACTTTACCGGCATCACAGGAGTAACTGAAGATGCGAAGATTAATGTTATTGTACCAGCTATAAGTCAAGCAGTTAAAACCTACTGCGGGACATCCTTTGTTGATTACTTCTCAACAAGTAAAGTTGAATATTTCGATATTCACGACGATTTTACAAATGCTATTTTAGTAGATGAAAGCCCCCTTGTAAGTGTTTCTCAAGTTCAAGAAAGAGACTCACAAGCAAGCGCTTATAAAACATTAATTACAGGTAACTCCGACTCTAGTGGTAAATATGAATACTACATAGACTTCGAAAGAGATACTATATTTAGAACAACAAGCACAGGAGACTATAGGTTTCCAAAAGGAAGAGCAGCAATAAAAGTAACTTATAAATCAGGTTACGCTACTATTCCTGAAGATTTGAAACTAGCTTGCTTTGATCTAGTAAAATATTATTTGAAAGACGAAAGAAAAGACAGAATGACAATAGCAGGGGCCTCAGTACAAAACTCAGTCTCCACTAGCTTAAAAGAAAATATAGGATTTCCAGATCACATTAAGAGAATACTAGATTTTTATAAGATACATAAATAATGGGTAAAAAGACCCTACCTTCACAAAAGGTACAAGACGCTATTAATAAACAGAAAGTAGTAAAAAGCCCTGCAGCTAAAAAAGCATACCAAAAAGCTCTAACTACAATAGCAAGTAAAAATGAAAGAGTTAGAGATGAATTAGATAGAGCATTTAATTTTCATTTAAGGTTACTATCTGAAATTGATGGATCAATCGGTAGACTAATGGTAGAAGGCCAAGGCTGGATTGATATTAACCCTGAAGTATTTGAAGCTTTATACGGTTCAGGTTATCAAGTAAAAGCGTACTCGGACATGACAGTTGTTGCAGATGGAGTTGAAAATAATAATAACGGTACTCAAGAAGCTACTTTAATGAGACTAAATAGAGACGGTAGCAAAACTGCATTAAGTGCAAAACAACTTAGAATTATTAAAAAAGAAATTTTTTCAGAAGATGAAGCAGGAACGATAGATTTAGGACATGAAATTGGTATTGCAACCAAAAGAATGGAAGTAACTCTTAATGTTCTTCGCTCAATAGATTTAAATGGATTACCGTCCGATGAGGTAGCACAAATAAAAAAGCTAACTAATATAGTACAAAATATAATTAAGCTGTTAAATGCAGTAGATAAATTAGAAACAAATTTAGCTAGAAAAATATTTGAAGGAGATGGAAAAGCATTAGGAGCTTTTCTTGCTATGGTAAGAAGCGGGGAAATTGATGTTCCAGAGTTAGAAGTGCTAACTACCGAGTCAGAAAATTTTACTAGCGGAGACTTGTTAGAAAAGAGAACTGAGTTTTATCTAGAAGATAAAGAATTAAACTCTAAAATGAAAGGAGGACTTGCAAAACAAATTACAGGTGCATTAAGTTCTTATGTTCTTTCAGAACTTGATAACGAGTCTACTATGAGTAAAACTCAACAAGATCTTATAGATTTTGCAGAGTTAGGATCTTCTCCTTCTTTAATAGATACAATAAGATTAAAAATCATGAACGGAGCATTAGGTAAAAAATATGCTCCAACAAAAGTGGCACCAAAACAAGGGCCTAAAAGAAAATTACCTCTTTTAAAACAGGGAAAAAGATTTAAACCAAGAAGAATAACAATGCCACGAAAGGGCAGACATACAGATAGAGAAGACGACTTTAGAAGAGTCGGTAGACTAATGGGTTACATAAATAACCACTTAGCAACAGAAATACAGAAAAACATGGGCAGACCAGGACTCGAAAATCAGACTGGAACATTTGCTAATTCTGCTGAAGTACTTTCAATAGTACCAGACAAAAGAGGATTAATGAATATTAGCTATACTTATGGAGATACTTATAAAGTATTTGAACCAGGAAAGAATAGTGGGAAATACCCCACTTCTTACGACCCACGGGGGGTGATCGGCAAAAGCATAAGAAGTTTAGCAATATCACAAGCAGAACTTAAATTTATAACTAGGAGAGTGTAATGGCATATAGAACAGCAAGAAAAAAGATAGCCAATGCTCTTACAGAAAAAATAAAATTACTAGACGGGAATCATCCATATAATTCGAATGTTTCCAACAACGTATCATCTAAATTAACATTTTTAGATGAAATAGAACAATACCCAAAAGTCTGCGTGGTAGCAGGTGCCGAAACTAGAGAGTACCAACCAAACGCATTCAAATGGAGATTTTTACAAATTTCAATAAGAGCATATGTTCATAACGAGAACGATGCTCAAGAAGAATTATCGTTATTATTCGAAGACATCGAAAGAGTCATAGATGAGAATGATACATTAATGTACGACGGTACTATTTCACCACCTTTGTCAACGACAAATATGGTAATACAAAGTATAACTACAGATGAAGGCGCATTAAGCCCTTTAGCTATAGGCGAAATGAGTATAGAAGTACGATATTAGGAAACAGGTTAGGCACATAAAAATGTAGCCGCACCCTTTCCATTAAAAAAACGGAGAAAGCAAAATGGCTTTAAATTTATCGAGAAATACGAAAGTATTTGTCAGCTCTGTAAATGGAGTGCACGCAACAGGTGGGTCAGTTAAGACTATTGATATGATCAAGGGTACTAACTCTGGACATGCTGTAGGTGACGTATTAACATTTGCAAACACTGCTGGCGGTGGTACTGGATTTAAATGTATCGTTGCAGCTGTTGTTAGTGGCAGAGTCACTAGTGTCTACTTACCGAATAACTTTCGAGGAGAAGGCATAGCAGACAATGAAGAAATTACATCAAACGCTTCTAGCGGAAGTGGTGCTAATGGACTTATTTTAGTTGCAAACGGTATTACAGGTACAACAACAACTGACGGAACAAGAGTAGGAACAGGACTATTTAAGGGTAATGGTACTCATGGTGGAAGCGCAACTGCTAAGAAAATAAATACTTTCAGAGTAGGTGTTTTAGATGGATATAGTTTTTCACAAGGAAGTGAGGCAACAGATGTTACAATTAACGAAGCTGGTGCAACACCTAATCGTGGATCAAAACGATTCAATGATTCATTACCACCTGCTGAATGGTCTTTTAGTACTTATGTACGACCATTCAAACATGGAACAAACAGTTGGAGAGAAGCAGGCGACATGGATATGGTTGAAAACATTCTATGGGCGTCTATCGCAGGTAAAGATATCTGTGACGGCTCCTTATCAGGAACATCTTCTTCAGCAGTTATTGTAGATAGTACATCAGCAGATGTAGATTTTGTAAGATCAGAACATCATGAATTATTAAAACTTAATATATTCTTTGCTCTTGAAAACACAACTTACAGACTAAATGATGCACAGGTTAACCAGTGCGAGATTGACTTTTCTATAGATGGAATTGCTCAATTATCATGGTCTGGAAATGCAACAACTATTGACCAAATAACAGAAGTTATTGAAGATCCTTCTAAGACTCTTCATATTCAGAACGGAAACACAGCAGCTAATGCAGCAACTGTTAATGGTGCAGATACGGAAACGTCTGTAGCTACGTTTGTAGAAGGTTATAACTATGCTGATAGTACTGGTCCAGATGATGCTGATTACTTAAGAAATAAATTGTCAACATTAACATTAGCGGCGCTTGTACAAGGCGGCGGTAAATCTTCTGGTGGATTAGATGCGAGAACATATGACATTAACATAACTGGTGGTAGTATTACTATTGCTAATAATGTTACATATGTAACTCCTGAAACACTAGGTGTTATTGACAAATCTATTGGTTCCTTTACTGGAGCAAGAACTATTACAGGTTCTTTAACCTGCTACTTAGACACTAAATCAAACGGATCAAACCAATTGCTTAGTGACATGGCTGCAGCTACTGACCTTGTAAGTAACGTATTTAATATGAGTTTATTTATGGGTGGAGCATCAAGTGCTGTTCCTGTAGTGGAATTTGACATTCCAAGAGCTCATTTACAGGTACCAACTTTAGAAACTGGCGATATTATTTCTACTTCTGTAGAATTCTCAGCTCATGGAAGCACCCTATTAGATGGTGACGAAATGTCTATCAAGTATAAAGGCTTAACAGCTCATACAGATAGCAGATACACAACAGATCTAACTGTATAACAATGACAAAGTACAACTTTCTTAAAGAAAGTAAAGTACACCTCGTACATGGAGGGAACCGTTACTTATTGGTAACGGCTCCCGACGTGTCGTTCTCACAGACATTTGCGGAAGATGCTTATGAAGTTAAGACTTTACACGATCAGACAAAGATGTTTCAGGGAACAAGTATTACAAAAGCAAATCCCGCGGATTTTAGCTTTACAGTTTATCTAACTAAGGAGAAGGATGAAACAATTGTAAAAAGTCTTTTAACAGATTATGATGCAACCGAAGGTCAAACAAGAATAAAAACCTTCGATTTGTACATAGTATCTAGTGAGAGTACTTTTAAATTAAATGAATGCGTTTTAGTAAACGGAGACTTTAATTTAAGCAAAGGATCAGCGACAACTTTAAATCTTGCAGGGCAAGCACAAAAGTTGGAAAGAGTAGGAAATGCTTCTTATTCACTCCCTCATTCGCAGGTGAGTGCTAGTTCGACAAGAACTCCCACCTTATCAGTTATTGATGTAGAAGTTGGAGGAACAGATGTTGCAAATATAATATCTGCTACTCTAAGTGTTCAGAATGAAATAGAATGGACACCCTACGAAACATTACATAGCAGTCTTTCAGTTACAAGTGCCTCTAATGCAATTTACCCATCAGGGTTTACGCTTAGTAGAAGAGTTGTATCCGGCAACATAGTTCAATATGTTACAGATAGTACTTCAAGCACTGGACAAAGTTTTAATACAGACACAACCGTCCGTGTTAAAACTGTAGTAGATGGTAGCACCTTTTTAGATGCAAACTTAGCAAACTGTATGTTTACTAAAAGAACCAATATTGCAGACGTATTCACGCAGACTTTTGACTACCGTTTGGTAGGCAATCCTGCAAACTTATCAACCGTTATAACATATTAGGAGATATAACACCATGGATTTAAAATCATTACTAGTAGATAGTAAAACAACTTGGGTAGAATTCCCAGGATTAATGGGATTTGAAGTAGAACTTGCAAATCTCTCAAGAAAAGAATTAACAAGCCTTCGTAAGAAGTGCACAATTAATAAATTTAATCGTAAGACTCGTCAATTTGAAGACGAATTAAATGATGATAAGTTTATTCTCGAATTTACAAGAGCAACCGTAAAAAACTGGAAAGGCTTTAAACTAGAGTATTTGCATGACTTATTACTTGTTGACTTAAAAGGGCAAGACCCAGAAACACAACTAGAATTTTCTGAAGAGAATGCTTTACAATTAGTAGAGAATTCATCAGAGTTCGATAACTGGCTCAATGAGGTAGTCTTTGATTTAGAAAATTTTCGTAGCACAGAACAAGGAAAAAATACAGAAAAAACTAAAACTATTTCTTGATAACAAGGATGTAGGTATGTCCAAGGATCAATACTTGGAAATGATGGAACAAATGGGGGAAGAACCCGACTGGGAAAAATGTCCTCCTGACTGGGAAGACTTCCCACAGTTGATAATAGATACAATAAATATACATCATAGTTTAGGAGACAGGGTGTACCCAGAGATAGGGTATACAGGAAAAGACTATACCAATTTAGAATTTTTACTGGAAAACTATAAAATTGAAGATTACGAAAGAGAATATGTATTTGACACATTACTGTTTTTAGACAGTAGAGCAATCGAAAAGGCACAAAAAAGATTAAAAGCCGAGTACGATAAAATGAAGAGAAAAAGTGGCTAAAAATAATAAGATAATTTTTGAAGTTATTGCAACAGCTAAGGGCTTAAAAGTCGTTACTAAAGATGCAGAAAAACTTACAAAAAATACCGATGCAGCAGATAGATCAACAAAGAAACTACGAAAAAGTAGAGATTCTTATATGCGCACAGAAAAAGGTGTTGCAGGTATATCTTCAAATTCTACTAAAAATTTCTCAAAAATGCAACAAAGCATGGATGGTGGTGGTGGTGGTGGACTCGTACGAACTTACGCACTATTAGCTGCTAACGTTTTTGCTTTGACTGCCGCTTTCGGAGTACTCTCTAGATCTGCTCAAGTTGATACATTAACAACATCTATTGAAAGATTAGAAATTATCTCTGGAAAGAGTATAAAACAAGTAGGTAGAGATCTACAAGAAGCTTCCGGCTTCAGTTTAGACTTTGCTAATTCTTTACGTTCCACTTCACTAGCTCTTAGTGCAGGATTTAATTCTGAACAAATTATTAAACTTGGAGAGGTTGCTAAAAATGCATCCGTTTCTTTAGGTCGAAATTTAGCAGATTCATTAGATAGGATATTCCGAGGTGTTATTAAAGTAGAACCAGAACTATTGGATGAGATTGGTTTATTTATTCGTGTAGACGAAGCTGCCTCAAAATACGCAGATTCATTAGGTATAGCACAATCAGAACTAACAGAGTTTCAAAAACGACAAGCTTTCTTAAATGAATCAATAGACCAAGGTACTAGAAAGTTTTCCGCCTTTTCAGACGTAGACCCAGATGCCTTCGCAACTTTAGCGGCTACTTTTTCAGATCTAGCACAAGGAGCAGTTAGCTTTATAAATAAAGGACTTACTCCAATCATAAATTATTTTCAAGCTAATAAAGCTCTTCTCGCAGGAGCCTTCGGAGCTATAGCTGTAAGTTTACTACGTCAAGTTATTCCTGCAATGGGAGTATTTAGACAAAATGCTAGAGCAGCTGCTATAGAGGCTACAGCAGCTTTTTCAGGCTTTCAAGAGGAATTGAAATCTACAGGAGAAGCAAGCAAAAAAGCTAATTTAGATATGGCAAATCTTGGTTTAAAGAATTCTAAAAAGGAATTAAAAGCAACACAAGCAGTACGAGCTCGTTTGCCTCTGTATAAGCAAGGCGGAAAAGCATTAGAAGACGCTAATAAACAATTAGATAAAGCAGTCACTAAAGAGGAAAAAGTAAAAGCACTTAGACAGAAAAGTGCAGCTTTTGAAAAATCAAGAAAATCCACAAACTCAGAGATAATTACTGCCCAACAGGTAGCACTTAATAATGAAGCAGACGCTTTAGACAACGTAATCGCAAAAGAAAAAACCAGAAATAATATAAAAGCAAGAAAAGTTCAAGCAGTTCAACCTCAAGCAGGTACTTTTATGAATTTGGAACAGATGAGACTCGCAAAAGTGGAACTAAGAGCAGTAGCATTAGAAAATATTTCTACAACTGCTTCTACTGTAGGACTTAAAGCCGCACTAATGCAAATAGAAACAGAACTATATCAAATGGGTCTCGCAGCTACAGCAGCAGGTAGTTCTTTAGGCTTCTTTGAAAAAATGAGTTTTAGATTAACTGCAAGTTTAACAGCTCTCAGTATAAAAATGAGTGAGCTTATGATGAGAATAGCACCCTTTATGCCTCTCATCATGATAGGAGTTGCAGTAATGCCTATGCTTACAAAAGCAATGGGTTTTGGTGGAGAAGCAGCTAAAAAGTACGGCGACACTATGGATAAAACTAATGAACTACTCGAGACTTTTGACGATAAATTAGAAAACGTAACTGCAACTATAGCAAATTCAGAAAGTAGCTTTGAAGCTTTGTCAGATGCAAATACTGCCTTTAATAATGCAATAGTAGAAACCTCTGCGGCTTTAATAGAACAAAAAGAAGCTTATAATTTATATTTAGCATCAACCAAGGGTTTTGTACGATTTTTTACAGACTTTGGAGGTTCAGGCAGTATCGACATAGTAAAAAATGAAATTCAAGCAGTAAGTGATATTCTTGCTAATTTTGACGCATCAACTCCCGAAGTAAAAGCTCTAATTGAAGAGAATGTAGACCCAAAAGCTCTAGATGAAGCTCTAGCAATGTCTAAACAACTAGTTACCCAAGGTGAAAAAGTCGTAAAACTACGAAACGAGCAAATGCGTATAGAGACAGCTATAGCGTTGAACACGAAGGAAATGCAAGACCTGGGTGCACAGAAAAGAACGTTGCTCCTCAATAAGGCTAAGAAAGCTGCTAAGGATTCGATAGAGGAGCAGTTGAAATTAGAAAAAGAACAAAGCAAATTACTTAAAGGCAGAGTTGGCGTAATGGACGATATGAACGGCTTTCTTACGGAGGCTACAACATTATCTACTGACCAAGCAGCGGCTCAAACAAATGCAAAATCAGCTATTGATGGAGCAAAAGACTCCGCACGAGAATTTGCAAAGAAATTTATTACAAAAACAGACGTAGATAAACCTCTTGCTTCCTTCAGACAAATCACTGCAGCTTTACAATTTCAAAATGATTTAGGCGAAAAGAGTAAATTATCTACACAAGATAGAACTTTATTATTGAAATCGATTG